GAATATTATATACAAAAAAAATGAATTTTAAAGGTTTATATTATATTGATATTATTAAAATAATAATTTCATTATGTCTTTTATTCCTTCATCTTATCTTAAAGAAAACTGCACTGATTTTTATGATATTAACAATTTATATACTATTGCTGATAACATTGTTCGTGAAACAAATAATAAATACACACAAAATATGGCCCTTAAATTAATTTCAAGATATGCGAATATTAATACTTCTAAAAATAAAATATTTTTTGATATTAATAATCGTCATGACGACAAAACATTTGATAGTTTAAAATATGATTTTGAAAAATTAAATATACATGAAAAAAATCAAACAGAAAAAGAAAATTCAAAATCCAAAAAATCTGGTGGCTTTGGTGATATGTCATATTATGAAGCAAAACATAAAGAAGAAAATTTAGAATCAATAACTAAAATACAAGAAAAAGAAAAATCAAAATCCAAAAAATCTGGTGGCTTTGGTGATATGTCATATTATGAAGCAAAACACAAAGAAGAAAATTTAGAATCAATATCTAAAATACAAGAAAAAGAAAAAGAAAATTCAAAATCCAAAAAATCTGGTGGCTTTGGTGATATGTCATATTATGAACAAAAACAGAAAACAGAAAAAATAGAATCAAAAAAATCTGGTGGTTTTGGTGATATGTCATATTATGAACAAAAACAGAAAACAGAAAAAATAGAATCAAAAAAATCTGGTGGCTTTGGTGATATGTCATATTATGAACAAAAACAGAAAACAGAAAATTTAAATTTAAATTCAAAACCAAATTATAAGAATGAAAATGAGAATATGACGAATTATGAAAATAAAAATATTACTAATAATAAAAAAATAAGATTGGAACCATTTGGAACAGATAATTACGATGATATTAATATAAAAGATGATATATGGGAAACTAAAGAAAAAGAAAGAAGCCTTATATATAGAAAATTAGCATCACAATATTATCCTGCTCAAAGAAGCCCGGAATGGTTTCAAATGAGAGAGACAATGATTACTGCATCTGATGGTGGAGTTATTGTTGGAATGAATCCATATGAACCCGACTATAGCTTTATTATAAAAAAAGTTCATGGAAAACCATTTGAAACATCACAACCATGTTATCACGGAAAAAAATTAGAACAAGTTGCGACAATGATATATGAATATAGAATGAATGTCAAAGTAATGGAATTTGGATTATGCCAACATCCAATATACAATTTTTTAGGAGCAAGCCCCGACGGCATTGTATCTGAATATAAATTAAAAACTAAAAGTGGTAAATCATGGGAAGAACTTGAAAATGAATTAAAATTAATAAAAAAACAAGAAGACAAATTTAAATTTTTAACAGCAAATTGCTATAAAACAAAATATGTTGGCAGAATGCTAGAAATTAAATGCCCAACTGGAAGAGAAATACTTATGGATAAAAATGCGCCTGAAGTATATGGCGTTCATGGAGAAAAAATAACTCAACTTTATAAAGATGTTAAAAAGGGTGTATGCCCTGCGTATTATTGGGTTCAAGTTCAATTACAATTACAATGTTGCAATTTAGATGAATGTGATTTTTGGCAAATGAAAATTACAGAATATAAAACTAGAAAAGAATTTGAAGAAGATATGCAAACAAAAAAAGAATATGAAAATGAAAAAGGAGCATTAATACAGATAATACCAAAAAATCAAATAACAAATAATATGAGAAGTTCTGAAGAAATAATATATAACTTTGCTGGATTTATATATCAACCAAGAATCAATATGACATTACAAGAAATAGATGAATGGATTTTTAATACACTTGAAAATTTGAATGAAACACATCCGGATTATGTTTTTGACAAAATATTATATTGGCGAGTTGAACAATCACGAAATTATACAATTAAAAGAGATGATGAATGGTTTAATAAAAATTTATCTAAATTTAGAGAAAGTTGGGATTTAGTATTATTTTTTAGAAAAGAAAAAGAATTGTCACTATTACTTAAAAAATATTTATTAACATTTCCGTTAGATAATTTTAAAAAAATAAAAGAACCTATAAAAGATACAATATTAAATACAATGAAAGAATTATATAAAAATAATAAAACATCAATTAAAGCACTTGAAAGAGAAACCAAAAATATTATTATTAATGATACTTATGATGCGAACCAAGATATTGAATTTATAAAAACCACATTACAAAATAAAAAAGATGATGAAAAAATTATTGAAATTATAAAAAGATTAAAATTTGATTTATTGCATAAAAATTGAATATATAACTATTAATATTATACTTTTTATGAATTATTTAAAATGGCACAATTCATAAGTAATGATTATAGCTCTCTCGCAAAAGATTATGATTATGAAAATAAAAAATTAAATAAAAATAAAATAAATTATGTAATAACTCATGGCTCTTGTCCGGATGGGTTTATGTCAGCAACCATTGTTAAAAGATGGTTAATATCACAAAAAATAAATATAGATAAAATTATTTTTATGAATGCTTATTATGGCACTGATTATTCAAATTTGCCGGATATTGTAAAAAATAAATATGTTATAATTTGTGATTTTTCATTTAGTGAAGAAATCATAAAAGAAATGATAATTACTACAAATCATAATTTACTAATTTTAGATCATCATAAAACTGCATTAAATAATTTAACAAATATTCCAAAAGAATATTTATTATTTGATATGAATCATTCTGGAGCATTTATTACATATACATATTTTTTTGGCTTTGTTAATATTCCAAATAGTGTTTTATATATTGAAGATAATGATTTATGGATTAATAAAATGCCGCACACAAAAGAAATAACAGCTTATATTTCAACATTATATTATTCATTTGAAGAATATGAAAAATTATTTACAAATTCATATATTATTAATACAGTTATTCCACTGGGCAAAGGGATGTTATTATTAAATAATTCTTATGTAAAACAAATAATAAAAAATTCATTTGTTAGTTTTATAAAATTAAATGATAAATATTATTTTGTTGCTATGTGTAATTCACCCATTTTGAAAAATGAACTGGGTAATAATTTACTTTCATATTATTCAAATATTGATTTTTCTGCAGTATATACACAAAATATAGCACATCAACAAACCGTTTTTAGTCTTCGTTCAACAAATGAAAAAACAGATACAACTGAAATATCACAATTATTTAAAGGCGGCGGACATAGAAATGCATCTGCTTTTATGATAAATAAAATAACACACAATTTTATACAAGAATTAAATGATTTTACAACTTATCGCGATTTAGAAACAATAAAAGATTTAATACATAATGACAAAAAATATATAACAATAACTACAAACTCAAAAAATATTAAAGATTTACTAAAATATTTATTACAAAATAAAATAAAAAATGAATATACTGGTTCAATCGGTATTAATATTAATGCTGATAAAATATTATTATTATTAAATAATGAATTTATTGAATTTAATAATTTAGAAGAACTTAAAATATATTTAATTTAATAATTTTTCTCTATCTGTACCCCACTTATTATTTATTTTTTTAATTGGGATAGAAAATAAACATAAATCGCATTGATAATCTCCTGTTTTTTCTTCTTCATTAATATTAATTTTTGACATTTTAATATGTTCGCAATTTCTAGGATGCAATACTTCCCAATTTTGTTCTAAATTATGATCAATACATATTTTTTGTATTCCTCTATATTTTTTTTTACAATCTAAACACTCTACATTTGATACATTATATTTCCAATATTTATATTTATCAATAAATGTTCTTTTTTTTCGTTCATCTATTTTTAAATTTGTATGCTTACAATTAGAATTACCCATATATTTATTTATATATATATATTATACTTTAATTCTAAAATATTTTCTTCGACATTTATTAATTTTACTGTCACTAAATTTATTATCACAAAATGTGTTAAAATCAACACCTTTAATCATTTGTAATAAAAATCGAATACTATATACACCACATTCTGTATTTCCATGTTGATGCTGTTTTTTATTCCAATCTATTTTTATCATATTTTTTGGCACATTTTTTTCTCTAAAATAATTATTTACTTTATTCATAAAATCAATAACGCGTTGTTCTGGTTTTTTACCAACACTATCATAATAATAAATATATTTTTTTTCTAAATCAACAAAAACACCAACCCAATGCGAACCTGATTCATTGTGATTATCAAGATTCAAAACAAATCCAATTTGTGTTTTTCCATTATTTATTAATTCATCAAAAGATACTTTATTTAATTCATAATAATTTAAACTTGCAAAATCCATTGGCATTGCTCCAAAACTTATAAATTTATTATTATTTTTTTTCTTACAATGTTGATCTAAAACATTGTCAATATCATTTGTATTTAACCATGTATATCTTCCTTGTGGCGATTGTGGTTTAAAAGTATAATTTAATAATTCTTGTTTAGCATCATTTGTCATTTTACTAATAAAATTTTCATTCATCCAACATACTTCATTATTGCACCCTTCACTTACATTTTCTCTTATTTTTTTGATAAGATATGTTTTATATTCAACTGGATTTAATAATTCTAAATTTTTTATATCATCTGGTATTGTAATTTTGGCTTGTTTATTTTGTTTATTTATTGCTTCAATAATATTTTTTAGCACAAATACACTTGAGCACACTCCTGCTTCATATTGAGCACCCGGGGCACATATATCCGGATTACTTAATTTTATTATATCTTGAGACATATTAATATTATTATATAAATTAATTTTGGTATGTTTTCATAAATTGTTTCTCACCCGTTTCAGTTATTTGCATTACTCCAATTTTTGTTCCATTTTTATTAAATACATCATTATTAGTATCATAATAATATGTTGTGTCATCATGTGTAAATTTTATTAATACATCCTGATTATTTTTAATTTGTTTCAATTCATCTATTATAATTGTTTTCACTTTATCAAGTCCCATCTCCGGATATTTTGTTATTATATAATTTATTACTTCTTCCGGTTTAATTTCGGTCTGTTCATATTTTTTCGGTTCTGCTTTTCTCCCCCTTTTTTTTAATATTTTCGGCGGTTTTGGTATTTTTATTTTCTTTACATAATATGTCTTTCTCGGTTTTCTCTGCACTTCCTGTTTTATTTCTTCTTTTATTATTTCTTCTATATCATCTTTTATATTTTCTTTAATATCTTCTTTTTTATTTTCTTTAATATTATCTTTTTTTACTTTTTTAATATCTTCTTTTTTATTTTCTTTAATATCTTCTTTTTTATTTTCTTTAATATCTTCTTTTTTATTTTCTTTAATATCTTCTTTTTTATTTTCTTTAATATTATCTTTTTTTACTTCTTTAATATCTTCTTTTTTTACTTCTTTAATATCTTCTTTTTTTACTTCTTTAATATATTCTTTTTTATCTTCTTTTTTTACTTCTTTATGATTGGTATAATCAGTATTAATTTTTTTATTTGAACTTACACTTTTAGATTTTTTAAGCAAATTATTAAATTGGATAGAGTCCATTAATTTATAAATAAAATATATACTAAATATTTAATGACTTTAGAATTCAATTTTTTTAATGACATAAAATATATTTTCGTTTATTTGATTTATCTGGCTTATCATTATTATCTTTTTTAGTGAAATTATTATAACACAATTTTGGCTTAATTAAAATAATTTTGGGAGATTTTCTAACTACAAATTTTTTTTTAAATTTAGAATCGCGATAATTATATTCAAATTCATTAATTTCATTATTATCTAATCTTATTTGTTCTTTTATAAATGAATTATAACATATTTCATTAAAAAAGATATATACATTATCAAAATTTTTAATAATTTCATCATTTGAAATAAACATTTGAAAATTATTTTCAATATATCGAAGCTGATGCTTAGGAAAGAATTTTAGATATAATAATTTATCATGTGAAATTCTATTCATAAAATTATCTGGAGAATCAATGCCCAACCCAAATTTAAGAGTGTTATTAGATTTATTTATAATATATACAAATGCTGACATTTTATTGTATATACAATATAATTTTATTTATTATATTTTTCAATTTTTTATAAATTAAATATACATAATATAGTTTAGTTACTAAAATGAATTTAACACCGGAACAATTAAAATATATAAATTGCGACAATACTAAAAATACTAAATTATTAGCATGTGCGGGGTCGGGTAAAACAAAATGTATTATTGAGAGAATAAATAAAATGCTAATTGATGGTATTGATAATAATATAATATTAATTTTAACTTTTTCACGATTAACGAGAGATGATTTAATGAATAAAATGAAAGAGAAAAATATTAATATTCTTATTAAAACAATTGATAGTTTTGCAAAATCGATAATTGATAAAGATAATAATATTGATGTAGAATTATTGAGTTATCAATTTATGATATATTTAAATGAAACAAATAAAGATGATATAAAAATAAATACAAAATATATATTTGTTGATGAAGCACAAGATTTAAATGAAATACAATATAATATTTTATGTTTATTACAAGAAAAATTAGAAATTAAAATTAATTTAATCGGCGATCCAAATCAAAATATTTATCAATTTAGACAATCTTCAGATAAATATTTAAGAGACTTTAAAGGAGATATTTTTATTTTAACATATAATTTTAGATCGTGTAAAGCAATAATTGATTTTTCAACTTATTTAAGACCATACAATGAACATAAAATAAATGTAGGAAAATATATAAATAATAATGATAATAATGATAATAATGAATGTAAGCCAATAATGTTTTTTTATAATAATGAAACTGAATTAGAAAATAATATTATAAATATATTAAGACAAGCAAAAAAGAATAATATTAATTTAAGTGATTTTGCAATATTATCACCAACACGCGGATATATGAAAGGATATGGACACTCAGATGGATTATGTTTTATATCAAATATTTTATATAAAGCAAAAATTAAATTTATACAATTTTATGAAGAATATAATGATGGGAATTCATGTGATTCAATAACTTATGAAAAAAAAAGTAATCATATAAATATTTTAACTTATATGGGTTCAAAGGGTTTAGAATGGAAATATGTAATTTTATTAGGAGCAGATAATTGCTTAATAAATAAACGCCAATTTGATAAAGAGAAACATAATAATGATTTATATTTATTATACGTTGCATGTTCGCGAGCAATTGATAATATGTATATATTTTCAAAATATAAAAAAACAATTGATGGATTAATATTTGAAACAAATAAATGGTTCAAAAATGTGCCATCAAATAATTATATAATAGATGATACTTTTAAAACATATTTTAAATTTAATAATCTTAAATTTATTGATACAAAATATGCAAAAGAAATAATATTAAAAAATATTATTAATAATATATCATATAAAGATTTAAATACAATAAGTAATTTATTAGATTATAAAAATAAAAAAATAATTTATGAAAAAAATATATACAAAAATAAATATAATTTTGATTTAATTGAAAATTATTCATTCTTTATTGAATTAACATATAATTATTTTGATGCCATATATAATATTATACATAATAAACCAAAAACTAAATATGATAAAATAGAATCAATAATATTTTCGAATAATACAATTACAAATTTATCATATAACGCAACACAATGGTATTTAAAAAATAGGAAATTAATGACTTGGAATAAATTTACAAAAGATACAACAATAAATCAAGATATAAAAAATAATATTATGAATAATTTTAATTTAGACATAGAATTTAATAAACATGTAGTTTCTGAAAGTGGATATTATCAATTGTATATATTAGAACAAAAAAATTGGATTTTTGAATTATATGAAAATTATAAAATAAATAAAAATATTAAAAAACTAAGAGAAATAATTTTTTATTTATGTGTTATAACATATAGCATTAAAACACAGCATTATTTTCATATTAAATCAAAAGGAGAAAAATTTAAAAATATTTTAAATACTCATAAAGATTTTTTTGATGATATAGATAATTATGTATCTAATATAAATTACAATTTTATTGCTAAAGATATATTAGTTAATAAATTTGATATCACCGCGAATATTAATTTTATTGACGATAATGAAAATTTA